CGTCACCGGCGCGTGTCGCCCCGTTCATATTGGTTTCCGTGAAGATGATGTCCGTACTGCTGGCGATTGCGACCATCGGCGTGGCGTTCGTTAGGTTCGTACCGAGCGTGTCGAGACCCTGAACGGAAACGCGCTCGACGTTCGTGAGCGTCAAAGCTGCGAAGTCGCCCGCGGGTTCGATGACGGCGCCCGGCTCGAAAATGATGTCGAGATCTTCGGCGGTGTACGTCGCGGCGTTCGTTACGATGTCCTGGATGGTGATAGCAACCACCGGGGCGTAGGTTCCCGGGCGTACGCGAACGGCTCCACGCCCCCGTACGATGGCGTAGTTGATGGCTGCCTGCAATCCGCTGATGTTCCCTTCGCCAGTGGCTCCGGAAACGATGACCTCGTTCTTATCGTCGAGCGTGTCGAGCCAAAAACGCCAGTCTCGGATTTGCGCGACGACACCAGCCGTCACATCAAACAGAGCCAGGAGCGCTTCGCCGGCCGGAATTGCAGCGCCCGTATTAACCGTTCCCGTCGAGTCCACGGACAGGTAGTACGTGTTGTTGGCGAATGCGCCGATGGCGACCGCTCCGCCAGCGATGCTGATGTACTCGGCTCCAACATAACCCGTCCACGCTGTGTACGTGAGGTTCGCGCCCGCGAGACCGCCCGTGACGCCGCCGGAGACCGTTCCGTCGGACCGACACTCGTCGATGAAGTCGTGCGCGTCCTTGGCGTCATCCTCGGCGAACTCGAGACGGTCATCGAGCGTGTCGTACACCGTAGCGTAGACAGTGCTGTCGCGCGCGTCGATAACTTCGTGCGACGAACCGTATCCGGTGACCTCCGGGCGGTCGTCGACGATCATCGCGGTGGTGACCGTGTTATCCAAAGCCAACCGAGTCATGGTCGCGATGGCGACGCGGTAGTGATAGTTACCGGACAACGCCGTGTATTCCAGCATCGGGGCTAAGTACGTATTGCCCTCGTAGATGTGAATCTGCTGGATGAGCTTCAGTCGACGGCAGGCCTCGACGCCACCCGTCACGCCTACGAGCGCGTGAAGAAGGTCGGGATCTTCAACGGAGTCTTCTTCATCGAGGTAGATGTCCAGGTAGACCGTGTCCACGCGCGTAGCTGGCGCTGCTCCGGGCGTGCTCAACGCCACCATGTAGTAGTCGCTCGTTGATGCGACGGCGAACATACCGCCGGCAGTCGTGATGGTGTTTGCGGTGTTGGAAAGAATCGCGAAGCGTGTAACGGGTGCGCCTTCGTCGACCTTCGGAACCAGGTCACGACCAACAAGTTCGTTGATGACGTAGTTGGCGTCAACGTCTGTCAGCACCGTGTCGGTCAAATTCGTGATGCGGTGATGAAGGAAATCCATTTCCGTTGCGGGCGCACCACCGCCTGCGACGGAATCGTCCGGGTCAAACTCGTAGGTCGACGGCATCACGGCCGTCATACCGCCCAGGTAGTATCGACCCGCACCCTCGATCGTACCGTCGCCGCCGTTGATCTCGAGGTTATTGACGTTCGAAACGCCCGACTCGTCGATCAAGAAATGAGTAGCGCCGGGCGTTCCGTCCTCGAACACCTCGTGACGGAATCGACGGATATTCTCGACCACGTTGTGCATGTGGTCGTTGAAGTCCGCGTCCACCCAGGGAACACGAGCTGTAGGCTTGCTCTCCTGGAGGAGCGCGCCCCAGTAACGCTTGAACGGGTCGTAGATATTCTTGCTGTACTGACCTGTAAATAAACCCATGTTACTCTGAAACTCCTACGAGTACGTTGTCGACATAATACGCAATGTGAACGGTTCCCGCCGTGTTACTTTCAACTTCTCTTCGTAACCGTTGGAAAGCACCTGCGGAAGTAGACGTATACTCCATCCACATTCCTGTGTTCAAGGTTGGGGTATTACCCCTTGTATCCAGGACTATTTCTTTAGTCAGGTAATCCACGCTCGAACCAGCAGGGTTACCGTCACCAGCAGCTAAGAACCCACCTCTACCATCATCCGTCATCGACATAATCAGACCCGGCGCCGCACCAGAAAACCAGTACAACTTCACGGAATTGGGGACGAAGTAGTCGTTGATGATAGGTGCGTGGATACCGTTTTCGGACGTCTCCGCTTCTTGCGTCCGATAAATCGGCTGCGTTGCCGGCGCCAAGGTTCGTCGCCGGAGTATGTGAACGTAGCTATCAGTCAAGACGCTCGCCAAATCAGTCATGAAGATATTCAATCCTCGTTCATGATAATGCGACGTCCGCTCGGGTCCGTACACGTAATGATGCTGGTCGGTCAGCGTCTCGCTACCACCAGCCAGCGTGGTGTCGAGCGTCGTCCGATCCGTGGTGTATACCGTCCCCGCTAGCATGTTGGTGTACAGCAGGCTCTCATGCATCTCCAGAAGGCCGTCCGGAAGGATACCGGTCGCGCGGTACGCGGCCATGAGGATGGCTTCTTCGGTTCCCTTTCGCTGCCACAAATACGTCGCGCCCTTGACGTGTGCACGCTGGCGCATGAGAGGCCATGATTTGGGGATCGTGATTCCAACCAGTTCAGCCAACAACTGAAGGACGGGCGGCGGCGCGCGGTCGACATTGAGATACAAGTGGGCGATAGCCCGCGTGTACGCCCGGCCGCGTTCAAGTTCGACGCCAAACCACTTCAAGAAACGATACAACTGCCCACGCAGTTTACCGTCGTTGTCGTTGATGTTCAGCACCTGACCATCTTCGTAGGTCAGCTCAGCGAGTACCTCCTGGGAACCCTTCGCATCATCCGATCGCCACTCACGCGGCAGATGATTCCACAACCACTCGAACAGGACCGTGCTGTCATAGATCAGGGCGTAGTCGCGCGACGTGCAGTTTCGCCACGACAACGTGAGCGGCGTGTAAACGAAGAAGCTGTAGTACCAGAAGTCGGTCGTGTCCCTCGTCGTCGTTTTTAGAATGCCGTCGGTCGTTAGGTCCATGTTCAGCAGAAGGCGCATGTCGTACGGACCGTCGATAATGGCGCCGCCAAACGTTTCAACGCGGCACAACAACGTTTCACCGACTTGAATTGACGTATTGTTGTTTACGATACCGTCGCTATTAACGCTCAAGTAATAGACGCCAGCCGCACCGACCGAGTGAGGTTGTGCCGCAAACGTTAGCTCGTTATTGTGAACGAATCCTTCCCAACCCATGAGGTTGACGATGACGCCAGCACCCGCGGTTGCGAGACCACCAGAAACCGTACCGTTAAGTCGGGTCGATACGGTTTCCAAATCCATGACGTCGTACGTCAGCGTGATGTCCGTGCCGATGTCGGGCGGTAACAGCGTGAAATCCAAGATGAGCGCGGGCGTGCAGTAGTCGATCGTCCCTGGCGCACCCGTCCAGCCACCTGCGCCGTCGTCTAAGCGCGTTTGCGGGGCTCCGCCTGAGGTCCATGCCACCGTGACTGTCGTGGGCTGTAGGGGGCCGTCATAGTCCAGCTCGTCGAGCGCGTTGGCGTTGTCTTCTGCGAAACTTGAACTGAAGACCGGGTCGGTTGTTTGAACGTTCTCCTTGATGATTTCGCCGGTATACGTCGTTGTCGCGAAAGGCGACGAGTCCTCGAAGACCAGCTCGCCGTCTTCCACGTCGTAGGGGTAGTGGGCCAGCTGCCGCACGATCTTGACGTCCGTCGGCAAAATAGAAATGGGTGGATAGAAACTACCCACGATCTGGTGGCCTTCCCAAGCCGTGAACGCATCAAAATCGCACGGGCACTTCTGCGGATCGCTACCCAGGGGCAGCATGCCCTTCGTAGCTCGCGGGAGTCCGCTACCGTAGATACCTTTGGCCCAGCGAAACATCGATACCTCCTAGCTACAGGATGAGACGTCAGGATTGCCCCCGGCGTACGTCGTTGTCCAGTCGTAGGTGTATAGCGGGCTGTCGCCACCAGGGAAGCCAGCCATATGAGCCGCGGTTGCGTACACGCGAATCTTACAAGCCGTGAGCTGACCATTCGCGTTGTACGTATGGCCGTACTGATGGAAGAAACGGAATCCTAAGCCAGCGATAACCTTCAACAGTTCCCCGAAGCTGCCGACGATGACGTGATCCGTCTCGAGTCGATCCAGTTCACTCTCGAACAACGTGATGTGCTCGAACTCGGTGAATGGGGTGGCGCCACCTTTACTTTCGTACTTGATCATTAGGTCTCGACCCACCGTGGCGATATCAAGGTCGAGGAGGGGAACTACGGCCGTCGCGTAAAAATCAGGCATTCCAACTTCAACGGCACCCATCGGATTCAAGACGATACCCGCCGGACCAGCTGCCCAAACGGCGCCCGCGATGCTGTAATACAACCCCGTCGACAAGGACAAGATCGTGGCGGTCGGGCTCAAACCGGGTTGCTCGATTTCACCAGCGCCAACCGTAGCCGTTGGACCAAACGACAGGTACAAATCTTCTGTGTGCATGTGTCGACGAGTTCTTGTTGTAGTCGGCATTCTCTATCCCTTTCGGCCTTATTCGAGGCCGCCAGTGTAAGTAAGGTCCAGGCTGAATAGCGAGGCAATTTCGCCAGCCGTCACGAGGATTCTATTCGTCGTCAGGAAAGCCGAAACCCTAAACGAGGCTCTATCGCCAATCAGAGGTGGCGTTACGCCTGTCGCGGAGACCATGAATGATACCTCGCCGTCATCCGTGATGTACGTTGCGGTCGGGCTGATGATCCCGATGGTCGACTGAACGCCCGTCACGCTTCCGATGACGATGTACTGCGTCGCGCTCGTGAACTGAACTGTCCACGTCTCTGCAACCGTATCGTCACTCGTGGTGAGATTGGTGATCTCTACGTCGCCGTTCCAGACGTAATAAATGACCAGTGGATCGATTCGGAACTCGTCGAACTCCACGTAGTCAACGCCCGGGGTGTTCTCGACGACGCCGGCTAGGTTGCTGAATTTGACGTCACCCTGCGCCGTCGTATCCGAACCGAAGTCTCGATTCGCGAAGGCGAACATGTCTTCCACGTTGGCGTCGCACACCGGTTCGACCGCGGCGTTCTCCCAGTTCTTTCGAACCGTAACGACGCCAGCTACGATGACCTGAACGTAGATAGCGCTCATGACGTTCAGTACGTCGGTTTCTACCTTCTTATCGAGAAGGTAGTTGTAGACAGCGACGAGCATCGCGGCGGGAGCTGTGCCGCCACCAGAAGGCGCGACAACCACGTTCATGACGTTGATGCCGGACGCGTATGCGTACGACTTACCAACGCCGCTCACCTGCAAGGCGTGCACTTCGTAGTCTTCCGCGGTGACGGCGCGGTCCTGTGAGTTCCACATCCGCGGCGCGTTCGTCTTGATTTCGGCGTCCAGTTCAGACGGGCCGCCGCCAGCCGAAGCCGCGGGGTTCGTGAAGTTGAACGTTCTTAAAGCAATCGTTTTGTTTTCGTTAATGGAGCTAGCCTGGATTTGGCCTGAGACCCCGCCGCCAACGCGGTAAATCGCTCGGATAAGATGGGTGTTGCCTGGAATCTTCCCGTTGACGCCGTCGCCAAAGTTTCCGGAAACTTGATCGTGTTCGTTCCGCTGTAGGTAGTAATCCGTGTCGGACGATTCAGATAACGTCAGGGCGTCCCGTACGTCCCAAACTACCGCGTTAACCAGTAACGTAATCGGCGTATCCAAGACGGGTTTCTGCGTGAATAGGTAGCTCTGATTCGGCCTACCGTCCGACACGGCAATCGTCTCGTCTATAGTGACGCCGTGCGTAGCCGCTACGGCGGTGAGTTCAGACGTTACACCATCACCCGGGAACGTAACTGACGAATCAAGCTCGAACTTTTCTCCCGTGCCGGCCGACAACTGCGTACCCGCTGGTATTAGAACATCGGCCCCTACGAACGGAACAATGCTAATCGTTAAATCAACCTTGGCGGCCCCCGGTCCGGACGGCTGGTATCCAATGGTCTTGGCGTGCTCAACGATGGCGTACCGCGTAATTGCCGTGCTCAATGCTGATTGCTCGGCGGTACGGTCGATGTAGTAGTTCAGCCGGTCTTCCGCGGCCGAAAACAATCCAACCATCGCCATGCCCGGGTCGGACGCGTTGTGGTCCGTCCACTCCCCCAAGAAGAGCGGGATCATGATCATAGCGTCTGAACGAATCTCGGCGTACGCACGACTGCTGTAGTCGATGGGCGGCGGATCTGAGTTATTTAACGTCGCCATGTTATCCCTCGTTTTGCTCTGTCAAATACCACGGGAACGTGAAGCTGTCAGGATTTCCGGTAGCAATAATGGTGTGCGAAACCGTCACGTCAATCGCACCGTTGTCTGGGTCTTGTTCGAACGCTACGTCAACGTTCGTGATTCGTTTTTCCCACCGCACGATTGCTGCGATCACATCGGTACGAAGCAACCCCTCGGAACGCACGATCGTTTCGAACGGAACGTCGTAAACTTTAGAACCGAATCGACGCCGCATGGTCCAGGACTTGAAGGCTGTAAATACGATCAGACGAATAGACTGCTGGACGACCTGAAGGCGATACGTATCGTTCATCACCTCGCCCTTGGGGGCGCCAGACCACGCAACGCCACCGGTCGCAGAATCGATCTGGAAGGGATACTTCCATCCATTCCCGACTGGGTCTTTGTTACTTGGTAACGGCATCAGTCAAAGCCCTTTTCATCATCAAGAGACGAAGGTAACGTTCGGCGTCCTCAAGACGTTTGTTTTCACGCTCGACGTGCATACGACTAGCTTGGTCGTCATTGTACGCCTTCTCTTCTTCCAGAAGGACAGAAAGAGCGTATAATAAAGGATCACCTTGGCTCTCTTGAAGCAATACATGAACGTTGTTTAGCTGTAGCGTTAAACTACTAGCTTTCTGTAGAAACTTATCTCGTAGTTCACTTTTCTTTTTAAGCTCAACCTTCAAGTCAGAAATACGCCTACGTTCTTTGTCGATTTCGTCCGGCGATGGAAACTCCAATGAGTTAACGACTTCAATAACGTCATCGCCCAACGAACGCGGAATCTTTCTGCTTTGACTATTCATGGGTCAACAACCGTAACCGTGTTGCCTTCGATCGTAACGATGTTGGGCTCCGTGTCTGGCAGTTGACCCGTACCACCCGTCAGGTCTACGCCACCAATCATCGCCATGATAGGTACGCTGGTCGCGTCGCCGACGAGTACCAGGCCGACGCTGTAAAACGAGTCCTCGAATTCTGATACGTCGTAGTCATCTTCCTCGGCGTCGAGCTGATTGGTGAGCTGCGGAACCGTAGCTGTCAAAAGGCTCTGGAGGAAATCCGTCCCGCCGTAACTGAGCGGCGTCCAGAAACGAGCGGCCGTGAACACCGCGGCTTCAAGTAGGTTGGCGATGTCCGTCAGCCTATCCGCAAGACCGCGAAGAAATTCAGCCTGCTCCTCCAGGAACTCAGCAACCAGATCCAAATAGGCGGCGTTACCGGGCGGTGGTGACACCTGAACCATGAATTGGCGCAACACGTTTTCCAGCTCGACGAAAAAGGCGATAGCGGGCGTCCACCAGTCCGGCGGTCTACTCGCACGACGCCGACTCTCTACGCTAGAGTCCAGCTCACGCGGTACGTAGTTTTCAATCGCGTCCGCTAGACCCATGAACTGTTCCACTCGCTGCTGGAAGAAGATAGCTAACCCTGAGATTTTTTGAGCTAACGTTCCGATGTTAGCGTCGTTGAAGTACATCACCAACATGGCGACGGTTGGTGTATACAAGCGAGCGTCTAGGAATAACGTTGCCGTCCCGCTAGCTACGTAAACAAAGGCTAAGTACGGAAATTCAATAACGATGTCATTGATGGTTGAATACCTAGACGCGTTGAAGCGGTCATTGATTTCAACAATGAATGCTGTTACTTCAGCTACGTACTCCGTCATTTCATCAATGGGCGCCGGGGACGCTGAAAAGTCTGCCTCTGGAGCGCCGTCGATGAGGGCGAGCGATTTAGTCGTGAAGGCATCATCCTCTACCGTGACGATGTAGAAGCCGTCAGGAAGGGCGCTTAGATCGACGGATCCGGCGGACACCTTGGTGTAAACGCCATCAATGAACCCGCGCCAGTCAGCGATGTCTACAGTACCCCCGCCAGCCAAAAGCGACGCGCCGCCGTCGATAGTGGAGTTCCCGTCGAAGTCGTCGATGATGGGACGCTGCGGATCGCCGATGTCGTCATACGTCTGGTTGACGCGTTCCACGAATCCTTCGGGTCCGAACTTATCGTTCGCGTTGAGGGGGGCGATGAACAGGGCGCTGAATCGTCCGTGGAGCATGGCGAGCAGCAGGTTCAGCAACTCGAGAAACACCTCGAAGATCAAGGAGTCCAAGGGAGTCTCGAACAACGCAACGATGTCAGCCAGTAACCGCAGCGCTGCAGCCTGTAGCTCCAGAATCCCGGCCATGAAGTCCAGAACGTCCGCCGTTGAACTCAAGAATCCTTCAAGCCAAGAAGCGAGGGGATCACCGTCAAAGACGAGTTCATCCCAGCCGTATTCCGTAGCCACGATTTACCCCTCTTTCGAAAAGTTTGCACAGTGCAAACTTTTTCCGTTCCATTGTCCGCGAATTTTTGCGTGAAAAGCTGCCCCGCGAATCACCGCGTTGAAGAATCCCTTCTTCTGTTCCAACGCTTCCTCGGCCAGTGCCGGCAGCGCACTACTCATAGCCCGCAAGCCACGGCTCAACGGATGCTGAATAGCATTTTCTTCTCGCTTTACCGGCAGCTGCCACTCGAAAGGATTCATGACGACTCAATCTCCGGTGATACCGGATCCTTGGTAACGGACCAGTCTACTGCATCGCTGCTAGCGCCGCTGGTTTTGATGGTGAAGCCGTCTTTGTCTTTACCCTCGTACCACAAGCCAATGTTGGCGTCTGGCGTCAACGTGATGGAGTACTCGTCATCTTCAAAGCCAAGATCGGTAACGGATACGGACGTACCGGCCGAGAAGGACGCTCGCCCCGTCTTCTTCTTTCCGAAAGCCAGTTCCATGGCATAAACGTCTTGCGTGTACATCGCCAAGACAAGTTCGCCCATCGAGGGGCCCGCTTCACCGTCTAGCGATTCGCTCCATTTGGCCTCGGAAAACATCGAAACGTCTTCGCCGTCTGCGTTCTCGCCGAGCACACCCGTTTCATCCGACATGGTTACAAGCATCTGCTTGAACTGATCGGTTAAGAATTCCGCTAAGTCGGACTGAATCGTCATCGTTTATGTCCTTACTTGCAAAGAAGCGCTACCGTCTACTACAAAGACCGTAGCGGAAAGATTAAGCGGCCCCAGTGTAGCAAAACCAGTACTCATTGAACCAATCTTAGCTACGGGCGTTCCGCCAGGAACCGTAGACGATCCGGATCCGACGGTCGTAAGCGGCGCGTCGATACCGCATGTTGCCGTACCCACCAAGTTCGCCTGCGTACCCGACACCTTTGCTTCGCCGAGCGACGTCTGCAACAACGCGCTACCGGCTGTTGTTTTCATCTTTACGGTGCCAGCTACCGTTTCGCTTGAAATATCTCCAAGCAACGTCTTGTTCTTGATACTACCGGCTATCGTTACTTCGTTCAGGAAGTTGCCGGCCATGACCTGGTTGGCGTGGACGTCCTTGGTAGGATCGGCCATGTCGCCAACCGTGAAGCTAGAACGTGACTCTTGATGCGTTTCGGCGCGGTATCGATCGCTCGTCTGAGAGGCGCCGCTGATGATGATTTGCTGGCTGTTCTTTACCTTGCGAATCTCACTACCGAGCGTCTTGCTGTACTCGCCCTGGATCGTCTCGGTCATGTCTCCGTCGTGTGTATCAGTGATGGTACCGGAGCGACCGATCGTTCGGGTTCCAACGACCGTTTCATCCAGGTCGCCATGGATGGTTCGGTTGACCGAGCCGTCGAAGATTTCGACGAGGTCGGAGCGCAGGTGCCGCGTGACCGTACCGTAGACGACCTCGTACTGGTTGCCGGGTACGCGATGAAGCTCAGCGCCGCCCTTAGACCACTCCAGCATGGCCCCGTCGGAGTGGGTGAGCTGCATCAGCTCATCACCCTCAGTGTCGTCCATGATGATGAGGTGACCCGACTCCGAACGCCAACCGCGCACTGAAGGGTAAACCCCCAACGCACGCGGCTCTGGCTCGTAGACCTTCTTCTCGTCGGAGTCTACGCCGTAATCTGAACCACGAGGTGGTTGTTCGCCCACGTCGTCTTTACCCTGGAAGGCATCCCCCAGGTCTGACGCCGCGGATTCCGCTGCCACCCACCCGGGGAACCAGACGGGATTCGCGGGGTTGCCGCCGAACTGGAACATGATCCATACAGCCGAACCTGCTGGCGGGATCCAACACGCACCGAAATTAGGTGAGGCGCCCCCGCCCAAGCCCGACATGGCGGGCGGGCACTTACCGCCGGGCCCGAAAACGTCTGGGACATTGACGATTAAACGACCCCGGCCGTCTTCTAGCGCGGTCACTACGGTGCCGCGATAGATGCCTGGAAATCTTTTATGTCGACCACCACCCATTATTCGTCCTCGATGTTTCCGGTTTCATTTACGAATCTTCCATCGCCTACGACGTACGTCAGCAATTGCTTGTAACCTGGGTTTGTCGACTTTGACTGAGCGTCCTCTGGCGACAAGTTATCCGGATCCGCATTGGCGCCCGCTCCAGCTGCTGAAGGGGCGTACGTTCCGGGCGCTCGAACCTTGATCCTGATCCGGTAACTGTTACTCACGTCGAACTTGTGCTCGATGCGCTGGATGGTTGTACCACCAGACCATCGCGAAAGGTTTTGCAATTCGACGGCGCTGCGAGCGTACAGACCCGGAATGCCAAACGAGCTGAAGTCTATGAAAACGCCGTACTGATTCGCGTCGGCGGTCCCTTGAACGTTCCGCTCCAGTTCTTCCTCAGTTCCGCCAAACAACCCGGCCGTAAACTCGTTATCGTCCGACTCCGATTTGAACTTTACAGCAACCGCTTCGATGCCCTTATCGATCAACGAGCCGAGTTTTTCAGACGCGGTTGGTTCCCCGGCGATTGCGCTACTCGGGTCGTCTGAACTACCACCCTGAACCGTCCCTTGATTCATCGAATTGACGATGCTCTGGTATTCAGATTTTTGAGCGTTAATCAAGGAACGCGTATCCGGAACTGAGTTGGGGCCGCCAACCTTACTAGCCCGCGCGGAAGCCTTGCTGCTGTTGGACCTTTCGGATCGGTTTAACGCAGCCTCCCGCCCCGACGCTAAGTCGATTTTCGTAAAGCCGAGTGCCGGCGTTCCCAAAAACGATTCTCGAGTCCTGGCGATAACGCCGTTGTCTAGTAAGTCATAAGCGAACTCCGTGTCGGGCTCTGGTTCTTTTTGTTTTGTTACCTCAGCCTTGGAGTTTTCGTCAATCAAAGAACCGCTTGTCTTACCACCTTTTTGGCGAAAGTTTTCCGTGATGGAGATTTCGAGAATGGGAAATGTGTGACTGTCTTTCGAGTCCTTTTCCCACAAGAAAGCGAGCGGCGTGCGACCGTCAAAATAGGGATCGTCAGCGTTCCCCACGCCTGACTGAGAGCCGTCGACTGCCTTCAGCCTATCCTCGTCACCTACTGAACGATTGTCGTAGTAGTCACTCGGTAAGCCCGTGTACCCCAATGACGTACGATCCTTGCGACGAACTTGAATCGCGTTGTTCGTAAACACGGAGGAGTGCCCCTCTGAAAATCCCTCCATCGTTCTTCTAATAGGTTCGAGTTCGTTCGAGTCGTCAGGCGGATGGCCAACGATAGGCTCGAATTGAGAAAACATCATAAGGCCATTAGACACGTGAAGGTAACGACCACCACCGCAGGATTGAGCTAGATCTCTTAAAAATTCCCAGTGCGACCTACCGTTCGTTGAAACGCTTGGTAAACGATAGTCTAAACTGGGAACGCCTGTTCCATGTTTGATTGACGGAATTGATTCAAAACCATACCCCGCCGCAGCTAATTCAGCAGGCGTCATGGTAGAATCTACACCAAGACCACTATACCCTCGCTCAAGGGGGTTGCCAGCTGGAGTGTTACGCCAATTTTTTCTTGGGTCTACGTATTTTCTAATGACGTTACCGCTTGCGTCTACCTCGTTCTTGAATATAACACTAACCATCCCACTAATAACTGGTGGGTTGTCGTACTTTCCAAAATACGTTTTGAAACCGTAACGGTCAGCTAACTCTTGAACTATTTCGCGTACCGTTTTGTACGCCCACGTTTCCTGCGTTTCCATCTGCGCCATTGAAGCGCCTGATTGACCGCTTTGTCCCTGAAGAACCACAGAACACGTTCGCTGGGGCCCGAACAAATACTGCGGCTTCATCATCTTGAAAACACCCCAGTCAAAAACGCCGTCTGGTGTGTAGCCAAGGCTAATCCGTATGATTACCCCGGCGCGGAAATCACTAGAGCCCATCTCGTCAACGGTCAAGCCGCCAACGGTCAGCTTAGCGGTCAAGAAGGCGCCGTCTTCGTCTACGATCTCAACGGATTCGATAACGCCGCCGTGGGACGTTTCCGTCCACGGAACACCGTCGACCTCAATCTCGCAAACTGGGTCTTTATAGCTAGGCATTTTTATTCAACAAGGAAGTGATGACGTCAAACGAGTCTCTCGTTGGGATCACTAACTGCCTTCCTGCCTCAATGGGTTCGAATGGATCTAAAATGTCATTAACGTCGGCGATGTAAAACCACAAACCTTCACGACCCATGATGTCAAAAGCTAATAGGTCTAGATCAATTCCCTCACGCATTGACCGATAGCTAAATCCGCGCAAGCTGTTTACATCAAAATGGAACCTATCCAACACCGTAACGAACCCAGGCAACGTACTTACAGAAGTTAGTTCAACTACGTTAGACAGGATGTATCTCGATCCAAACAGAATAGACATTACATCACCACCTAAAACCACTAGTTTGAGGTATAGGAATCGTGTTGTATTCAGATAACGTAACGCTAACCGTAGAGCGTGCTACCTTACCCCTGATGCCATCACCAAGGGCACGATTAAAGCGTTGAGTGATTCGAGCGCCAATCGATGAAATTACGTACGACCCCTTAGCGTCCGCGGCGATTACCAGTCCCAAAGTCGAAGGCCCGCGCCAAACGTTATCTTGATCGTATTGAGCATTAGACGCGCGTTTAAGCCAGTTCAACACATCATCAACACTTGTTACAGAAAATTCAGACCCGGTACTCCCTGGGGCCCAGGAACCCGCGAAACCGTCACCCTGTTTTTTGCCTATGTCGTTCAGGAACAATTCTAGTTGGAGCTTGTGAACACCACCTTGCGTAAATTGAACGAAAGAACTTGAGTTTCCCGGGGGTGAAACTTCCGTGTATTGGAGGTTGCGCGACACTTGGGTTTGAGTCGGAACGAAAGGGAGCTGCAACCAAGAACGCGAGTTCCAGTCGTCAAGCGCCCGGAACGACGTCGCTGCCAGATCAGCCGGGAATGTTAGTATCGGAAAAGCCATGTTGTTTATGGTCCCTTGGAGCCGGCGCCGCGAGTACCCGGCGTTGTTGAGTTACCCCATACCTCATCGTCGTCGTCCTCAACTGTCGTAACCGCATCCTTGATGGTTTTTTCTCCGATCTTAACGTTGACGACAACCTCTGGCTTCTTCCTCCCGAACGTACCGGCGTCAAGTTCGTCGAGCATGTCGTTGAAGCTTTTCTTTTGGGGCTCGGAACCCTGATCCGTCAAAGAACGCTTCTGATCCCTAAGGAACGTTTTTCTATCATTGATCTGCGTTACGGACGGGTCTCCTTGATCGGGTCGTCCCTCAAATATGATCTGAATCGTTTGCATGATTATTTTGAACGCTTCAACCATCCCCCACAACAACCCGTACGCAACGGCCGCTAACGACAAGAATGGAGTAATGAAACCTAATATCAGCACTAGAATCATCGATACGATTACGAGACCAATAGCTGTAAGTATCGTTAAAATAGCCACACCCAGAACAAGAACTATAGCGGCGATAACCCCTACGATAAAAGCGATGACTGCTGCTACTAACAAGAACAGCGGAACCATAATCGCCATCATTACCGACGTAATTACTCCAGCAACCAACATCACGACAGCCGCTCCAACAAAACCTATCGCCGCCATCATCCCTAAAATTATAGCTGCAACAATCGCAAACCCTAATACCTTACCGAAGAACTTGGCTAAACCCCACCATTGAGATGCGTCTACTTCAAAGAGTTTGTCCCACACCCAGCTAAGTGCCGCGAGTAATTCCTTGGCTATTCCGCTTATCCCCTCACTCATCGCTCCCCAGAATTCACCGAACGAAATATCTCCAGTAAGGAACCTAACAAACGCAGCGAACATCAGTAGTAAGAAGTACAGCGCCGTACCTATTGGACCAACCAACACCAACGCTATCAAGGTACCCATGGTAACGAGCAAGCTCAAGAGCATCCCGAGACCAATGCCGATGACCACGATTCCCCGTTCAACCCATCGGAGCAACGAACCGATGGTCGCCAATGCGTTGATGAGACCGAGAGCGCTTACGTCGTCGAACATCTCCTCAGTCAATCGGAAGTCGTTCGTTATCAGCATCCACAGCGCTTCAAAAAATAACTTCATCGGTTCGAACGAAGACCTAATCCTTTGGCCCAAATCGCCGCTAGCCTTCATCCACTCTCGAGTTCGAGTAACAATTGCTGAGATGAAAAATCCGATAGCGACGAGTCCGGCTATCGGCAACGCGACAGCGACGGCCAAGAGGGCAAACGGCCCCAACCCGAAGAAAAGGATACCCGCTAATGCTATAGCTAAAGCTTTTAGGAGAACGGTATTTTCTTTCACTCCCTTACGGAAGATTGCAAGAGGTACACCGATTGCTACGAATGCAGTAACAAGGCCAAGAACCAAAATGGTAACGGGCCACAACAGCGCCCACATCGTCGCCATCGATGCGTTGAACAAATCAATAGAAAACGTTAAGGCGCCTGTTGCAACCGTCGCAAGTGCTTCAGAAAAGACCATCGTACCAAGTTGGATCCCCATTATTTGCATTAGATGGCCCATCAACGCAAAACCGCCAACAGCGAGTAGTATAGCTCCAACAAGGACTAAGATTAAGGATGCTGCGATACCGACTACAACACCTAGTTTGATCCAATTTCTATTATTGGATAGGAACACGTTGACCGCAAGTGTAATGTCGAAGACTTTTTCGAAGATCGCTGAAAGAACTGGCAACATAGCCGTACCAATAATGATAGCCATGTTACCGATCGAACCCTTGATACGAATGAGGGTTCCAAGAAGCGTTTCGCGCATCCGGGTCGCCGCCGATGCGACGGCGCCTTCGGAGTCTTGAAGTAGACCCAAGCGGTGACGAACGGCGTCGATACCCGTAAGAATTTCTCCGCTTTCAAGAACGAAGGAGTCCTTCAAGATGATGCCCACGCCACGCAAGCCACGCTTGGTGAAGACCTTCAAAATGTCTTCGTTGATTTTCTTTCCAGTGGCACCGGTCCTCTTCCAGTGCTTGTCTAGATCATCCAAGACGTCGATGAAGCTACGCACCTCGGCGTTCTGGTCGTAAGCGGTAACCTCACCGCCGGTCACCTCCCGAAGCCTCTCTTCGTTTCCAACCATGTTGCGCATGGCGATACGAATAGCGTTTGAACCAGCCGCCGCGTTAAATCCAACGTCGCGCGCCGCCGCCATCAGCGCCAGGGTTTCTTGGAAGTTCTGATTGAAGATACGAGCCTCACCAGAGATTCCGGCCAGCCCGCGTTCAAGGTCTTCGAATTGGAGTCGTGAAGTCTGAGTCGCCCGAGTCATCTGGTCAGCGGCTTGGCGAGCGCTCTTTAAGTCTCCGCGGAACGTTTTCCACGCGACAGAAACGGTGGCGGCGGCTTGCGTCGTCGTAATCATTCCACCAGCAGCTGACGTTAAATCGAGAACGACTGAGGTGAGGTCATCCGTGATCTTATTCGTGTCAAATCCAGCTTGAGCCAAGGTCTGCATGGCTTGCGCAACCTGCGTAGCCGTAAACTCCGTTTCGAGCCCTAATCGTTGAGCCTCACCGGTCAACTTATCAAAATCAGCGCCCGTAGCTCTCGTAACAATTCCGACGCGCTCCATGGCGAATTCGAAGTCTGCGGCTGACTGCGCAGATTTGAAGGCGAGACCCAACCCCGTCATGCCGGCGGAAAGAGCGGCTGTACCGGCAATCATCGTGCCGAATGCACCGAACAACGCGCTCGAGGCCTTTACGCTCCCCGCGGTAAATCCACGCAGACCCATCTGCGCTTTACGCAGCGCGGGAGAGGCGAAGTCTTTCGCGACGATAACGAATTGAAGGCCATTGAGCGCGCCCATTTTTACACTCCTTATTTGGAGAATCGGGGGTGGCTAGGCTTTGAACCACTGCTAGACTTCATGTCGCCACGCTGTTTTTCCTGCTGTTCAGTCAGCTTCAGCAGGTACCAGTCGCGCTCCCACTCCGGAAGCGCGTCAGCGTCCTGGGGTGACATCCCGAGTCCTTCGGGATGAATGAGCACGAAGTTTTGCTCCATGAGAGCTTCTATTCCTTCTTTGCTTGCCCCCGCAGCAAAAAATCCAGGATGTCAACCTGGACGTCAACGCGTCGACCGCATACGGAACAGTTACCTTTTTCGGAAAGATCGGGCCCCGCTTTGTGCTTTTCGATGGCTTCCTCGAAGAAGTTCAAGATCGGCGCCTCGAAGATTTCCAGATCTTCACGATCAACCGTCTGGCCGTTCACTTCCATGATCGTGGCCAACAGCATGTCGTCATTCATGTCGATGGGGTTTGCTTCCAGTCGACCTTGATTGGAGTACTTCAACGCGATGTCTTCGAAATCACCACCCAAGAGGTAGTGGAATTTCACCGTCACGCCGAGCTTTTCATCTTTCTCAGTGAAGGTGGGGAAGCCTTCTTGCCATTCCGGATCGACCCGAATGATTTTGATCTCATCCAGCTCGACGGTGAAGTCCGTTTTCTCGCCGCAATCGGGATGCTGGCAAGCAGAGGTCGCCACCATGGTTCGGGCGTCAGGCCACGTCTGCTTCCGAATTTCCAGTAGCAAGAAGTTGCGATCCGCTTCGGTCATACGACGCAAGAGCGGGGCGGTGGGCCGTTCACTCCCGAGCGTCTCTACGCACCGAGACAAGAATGCCGTGGTGATGTGAGCACCGCTCCGGCGAGCCTTGCCGGCAGCCGCAGCTTTCCGGTCGCCGCCGTTGGACGCGCGAACCGTTGCGGTTTTGATGACCACCCCTTCGGCGTCCGTGAATCCAACGGGTAGAATCAGTTCTTCTGAGGTTGTGGGTTCCGGCAGTCCGAACTTCTTGCGTCGATCTGCTGGGGTGAGATGCTGCTTTCGAATACGTGTCATGGTAGTTCTCCTCCGCCCTCTGGGTGGCTTCTAAATTGAACCAGAGCCAAAGCGGCCGAAGTGGGTTAATCGTTACGCTTAGGTGGCTCCAAGGGTCGAACCAGCGCGTTCAACAGCCATCTCGACGCGCTCGAACCATACGTCCGAAGATGTGCCGTCGAGATCGGAATGCTCGTAAATCGCGGGCCATACGGCATCGAAATAGTACTCAAAGGCATGCGGGGTGTTCCCGCCGGGTGCGTCCCCGCCACGAGGGAAGACTTCTACGCGCATGCTGCCGCGGAGCACTTCTTCCTCTACATTGCCGTCTACGTCGATATCGACGATTTGCTTGTTCCAGTCGAGTAGAACGTTGGCTCCCTGAGAAGCAGCGCTCTCCAGTAACTGGCCACGCTCCAACACGATGTTGTCGTACGTGGTGAGCCCCGGAATCTTTCGAACAGATCCCAACTCATCGCCGTTACGGTATTCGACCTGCTCCGTTTCCTGACGCAAACCGCTAACGCGCTGGCAACCGATCGTAATCGGAGAACCGCTGTTTACGGAATTCGGCGGGTTAAGAGTTATCCGAAACTTGAATCCGCGCAACGGATCGTGCCGCACGCTACCACTAAGAATTGCCATGAGTTAGCCTCCAGTTATACCCAAGTCGCCGCTGATGAGCGCCAAGTTGAAGAGAATGAACTCAGCCGGCGGTACCGGCCGAATGCCCATGTCGCAGTGCAGGTTACCCAGTTCGATCTCGGATGCCGGGTTGTTCTCATCATCGCACTTGACGTAGTACGCGCCGTTGACCGCTTCCGCCGAAGCTCCCGCGGGTACGTACAGCGATCCGTCACGATACAGGCTTCCCAAGAATGACCGTACCGAGAGGTACAGACTGCGTCGCGTGGTGTAGTCGTTTGGTTCGAAGACCACCCACCCGGTGCTGTTGAGAATGCCGACCTGGACGTAGGTCATGATGCGGCGGATGTTGATGTAGTGGCGACCGTCCTTGACGGTCCACATCGTACGCGCGCCCCAGATTCGGAAACCCCGCTCCGCGAAGTTGCGGATGACGTTGACGCCGAGTGGGTTCAATAACCCTTGTTCGGCGTCCTGGACGTCCACGGTGAGCCCAAGGATGTTATTCAACACAGGAACGTTGGCCGGCGCCTTGCGAATACCGGAAGTTTGCGTACTGTCCGACCACGCTCCCTGAACGGTTCCGTCAGGGGGGAGGTCGATCGTCAAGCCGTCGTTATCCGGGTCTGCGATCTGCACCCACGGGAAGTACAGCGCCACGAAGCTGGAGTCGATTCCGATGGTGTAGCGTCGATACTCATCCGCGGCCAGTACCGTATCTACAGTGGCTGGCGTGTGGGCGATGTACATCGTGTCGGCGCGATTTTCTGAGTAAGCCGCAGCGGCTTGATCGACCACTACGCTATCGCTATCCGGAACCGACCAGAAGTTCATGGCTCCGCGACCCGCGAAGTCAAACAGGTACATACCCGTCTTTCCCGTAAAGTCGTCAATACCAACGAAATCGGCAGCCGCGACGGCAGCGTCAGTACCACCCGTTAGGCTGGTTTCCACGGTGTCGATTGGGGCAAACTGACCGTCTGTGAAGGGACCGGTGACACTCATTCCAACCCCGGTTGTCGCTGAAACGAGAATGCTCTCGTTGGTGGTACCACCCAACCGCGTCGCGATGGAATCGGCTGAATCCGTGGAGACGCTGAGGAACTCATGAGTTTCTACGACGGCGTTGTCTTCGTAGACGACCATGTCGAATTCTTCGCTAACCACAATCGCACCAATAATGAGTGCGTTAGTCAGATTCGTCGAGAAGGTGACGGTGTTACCACTCACCGACAACACCTCGAGAAATTCGAATTCCGTCGCAACCGAACCGTAAAGACCGACAACCATGCCGGTCGCGAAACGCGTACCGTCAACGACGATAACGTCAGCCTGAGCGGCAGCAGCGGCCACGGCCGCCGTAGTGGAGGCGCGGTGTTTGCTGCAGGTGGTCAGGTTCGAGCCATCACCGCAAATGGCTCCCCCTATAGGATCCGCAAGTGAAAACGTCTTCGTGGTGTAGTCGATGGCGTAGATGTAACCATACTTGGTAAGACCCGACGCCGGGTCGACGCCACGAACCACATCGCCAATCTCGAACCCGGTAACGTCACTTACGATAACGTCGGCGACGCTACTGGCGCCGCCAGCAGGCCACGTCGCCGGGTCATTGATGGTTGTGGAGGCCTTGAGGTTGGACACCCCCAAGAAGTTGCCGCCTTCGCCCTCGGCAATCGAAAGAACATTCAGACCAACCGCGGGAATGAGTACGGAGTTGTTGATGTCGAGATCTGCGTGGTTGGCGGGCGAGATGCTCTGGGCCGTGATTTTGGAAATCCAACACGCCGAACCACCGTTTTCGAAGAATTGCTTGACGCAAAACGGCAAAAACAAATCACCGTAAACGGAGCTGTTGAAGATGCCGCCATACAACCTCGTGAATTGAGACCACGACGTCACGAAACCGAGCTTGTCGTCCACCCCGCGTCGAGTCAAACCCTCGAACGCACCGATGTCGGCAGCTGGGGCTGTGATGAGCGGAATGCCACCTTGTTCGGTGAAATAGAGACCGGGGAAGGTCAGAATAGGCATCTGCTAGCCCTCCTTTGCCGCGGTTGTCGGCTTGTTCTTTTTCAGGATCTTCTTGGGTTCGTCTACGATGACCAGACGCGGCTTCCGAAGATGAGACGC